GCGTCATTAAGTTCACTGAATGAAACAACTTTTTTATCAATCTTTTTTGCCATATTTATTTAAATTTATTTAAATTTTATATGATTGGAAAGGAAGAAAGTTTTATGAATATATAATAAAAGCAGTAATTCTTATTAGTAGTAAGAAAACCGAAGAGGGATCAACGGCTGTCCTGCCTTTTATATTTATTCGAAAATAATAGAGGGAAATCATGAAAGAATATCATTTTGTTTACGTCACTACTAATTTAATAAATGGGAAGAAATATGTGGGTGATCATTCTACAGATAATTTAGAAGACGGTTATTTAGGAAGTGGCCGGCCAACTTTTAATAATGCTAAGAAAAAGTACGGAAAAGAAAATTTTGAAAAGAAAATTTTAGAGTTCTTTGATACAAAATTAGAAGCTTTTAATGCGCAAGAGAAATATATCAAAATAGAAGAATCTCATGTTTCTCAGAACGGTTATAATATAAGTTGGAAAGGTGGACACGGTGTAAAAGATTGTATTTCAAAAGAAACTAAGAATAAATTATCAATAGCTACTAAAAATTGGCATTCTACAATAGGTTTTTCGGAAGAAACAAAGAAAAAATTAAGTAAATCTCTTAAAGGGAAAAATATTGGAAAAATACGATCTGAAGAATTTAAACAAAGAATTTCAGAAGCAACATCTGGAGAAAATAATGGAATGTATGGGAAAAATCATTCAAAGGAATCTAAAGAAAAACAACGTATAGCGGCTAAAAATAGAAAGACTCATGGGATGAAAGGGAAATTTCATTCAGAAGAATCTAGACAAAAAATAAAAGAGAAGAAAAAAGGAACAATCCCATGGAATAAAGGTTTAAAAATAAAAAAATTATTTTAAGTAATTTAATAGTGGTTTAAACCTACCAAATATTCGTTTCTTGGCTTCATTTTTAGAAAGAAATCCGGCCCAATCAACTTCTTCAAATTGTGGTTTAAATGATTCTTTTTCAATAGGTTTCTTTGGATAAGCAACGAAATAATAGACTCTTTTATAAACTTTCCCTTTGTTATCGGTGTAGTCTATATAGCCATTATCAGTTGAAGAAATATGTTTCCTTTTAATTTTTATTCCGGTTTCTTCAAACGTTTCGCGAATAGCTGCTTCAAGAGCATCTTCTTTTTTATCAACTCCACCCTTTGGAATAGAATAGGTTCCCCACCAAGGAGAATTAGTTGGGTGTACAAGTAACATTTTGTTATCTTGAATTACCACGAGTCCTGCAGAGATTTTTACACCTTTGTCATTTCTCCATTCGTTTAATGTTTCAGCTACCTTCATATATCTATTTATTCAAAGAAAAAGGGAGTATTTAAACTCCCTCTTTTAGTATAGATTATTTTTATATTCCCGATCTATATCTTCTTTACCTTCATCATAAAATGGTTTGTCTGCCATTAATTCGCATATTTGATAAAGATTTAATGGTCTCCACATATTTACAGAATTATCTATTCCGACATCATGAGAACGACCAACGCCTGGATTTCTACCATGAACATGTCCGTATAAATGAAAGGCTCCATGGATTCTTCTATTCCATGATAACATTGGATAGTGGCAAAGAACAATATGTATGTTTATTCCATTAACTTTATTACCATAAGTGAAGTCTTTGATTTGAGTAATTTCTCCAAACCTTGTAGATTTTCGTATGTTGTTATCGTGGTTACCAAGAATCAATGATTTATTTCCATTTAATCTATCAATGAATTTATCACTAGCAACTCTATTTGCCATAGTAACATCTCCAAGAATATAAAGTCTATCACTTTTACCTACTGTGTTATTGATAACTTCTCTAACTAACCACTCGTCATTAGCAGTGTTGATTAATCTTTTGTATGCTGGATCTGAAATATCTTTTACTTTGACATTATTTTCTTTCAGAACCCTATCAGAAAGATACACGGGTCTATTACAAATATCAACAATTTTTGGATGTTGCGCATGTAAATCTGCAACAAAGAAAATTGACTCCATTTCCTTTTTAATTTCGGGAGTAATTTTATCCAATATATCTCGTTTAATGTCTTTCATAATATTTTTGTATGTATATTTGTTTATTATATCTTTCACCTGATTTATATTTATTAATTAAATCTAAACATAAATTTTGCTCTTTCCATTTTTTGTATTTTTGTATCTTTACAAATAATTCATCTAATGTCATAGAATCTTTATCTGTATTCCACCCTCGTTTTTTTCTTAAATTATCTGCATGTAATAATATTTCACAATTTGACGGGTGTCTTAATAGTTCTGGAAATACTTTATTATTAAATCCAGACCATCTCGAATACATATGATCTCGGACAACACCCTTTGAATTTTTATAAACATTAAATACTCCATTTTCATTTAATAACTTTATTTGATTTTCATCATTAACCTTATCAAAAATTTTATCATTCCAATTTGCTAAATCTTTATATAATAAATAATCTTCTTTTTTGTTTAAAGATATCCATTTTCCTGTTTCTTCGAATTTCTTTCTAATTTTATATTTATAATCTAATGTAAATTTTTCTTTGGATTTTATTCCTATTTTTCTTTTTGTTTCGTTAGATAATTTTCTTCCAATAAATTTAGAATAATCTACTTTACTGGCTCTACTTTTTCCTAATTTTGATAATTCTATTTTTGACAATCTAGAATTTCCACAAATCAATTTAAGTTTAGGATTATTTTCAAAATTTTGTTTAGCTTTTTCAGATAAAATAATCTTTGTTTCATCTGTATGAGTTTTTCCGTACATCCCATTATTTTTTCCAGAAGTTTTCTTAGATATTTTTTGTCTTGTTTCTTTAGATAATTTTTTATTTTTTTGGTAATTACTTTTACATTCTATGTTACAAAAATGGGTTTTATATCTTTTTTGACTTGGATATATCTCTAAATCATTATTACAATAATCGCATTTAACTATTAATTTCATTTTTATTTTATATATTCTATTTAATTAAGAATAAATGTATAGTTAATGCACAACATGAACTTCAGTTATAAACAATTCAAAATTTAGAAAAGTGAACGTGCGTAAATTAAATTTCCAGGTACTGGATTAAAACCAGCAGCTACCATAAATCGATTGAATGGTTCAACCACAACCTTTTCAAATTGTCTATCATAATCAACCTCAGTTGCTACTTCATAAGGAAAGTTTCCAGGCAAAAATCCAAAAACTCCATCCTCACCTTTAGCGTAATAATGTTTAATTTTATCCCCGGTCCTTATCAAATTATATTTTGCCTTCCATTTAGTATTCATCATTGTATGATTATAGATTGATGCCGCTCTTACATTTATTGGACATTTTTCTGCTAATCTAATCTCTTTTCTATCTTCCAATACATATTTTTCATAATCTCCAATTGAAACTGTTTTAGAAATTTCATTTGGATCTTGTAATACAAATTGTTTCTTATATTCTTTAAGCATTTTAACTACTTCAGAATATTCCCATTCCTTTCCTTTTGCAAATAAGTGATTCAACATTGCCTTTAAAGTATTCCGTGAAAAGGGTGGTGTTGATCCTTGAACAATTTCTACTCCAACTGGAGTAATCTTTTGTTGGGGTTCAAACGATATTCCTGGATCTTTCCATGCTAAATCAAGAATATACTTTTTCTTAGCAACCATTAATGCTGAATAAGAAATTTTCTCCAACTCTAAATCCTGAAGATTTGTGGTGTTGAATTTTTTAGCATATTCATCAAATTTAAGTTTTATATATTTCTCTAATCTTAATTCTTTTAATTTTAAAATAAAATCTTTTGGATCACCTTTCCAATCACAAGAATCTATAACTGGTTTCATAGTTACATAAGTTGAATCGGTGTCATTGTAAATTACAACAGTTTTAGCTTGAACTTTATTTACATATGTTAATCCAAGTGCTGTATGCAATTTTTTATCTAAGTGCCATACATTTAAGAAATAATCATCCAATAAATCATTGGCAAAGAAAATCATATCTTGTCCTTGTAATGTAACAGCTTCCGCTAAAGCTACATTATAACACTCAAACCAAGGAGATCCAACTCCTCCATAAATAGAGTTAATGAAAATTTTAATGGATTGTTCAAGATTATAATATTCCTCTTTTAATAATTTTAATCGATTTATTTCTCGATCCAATTCTTCCATGGAACAATTTAGAGGATCTATTTTTGTTAATTCAAACTCATAACTCATAACATATTTTTTATATTTTAGTAATGAATATGCCTAAAGTTTTTTAAAGATTAATTAAGACTCACGCTAGTGTCCCAAGCTTCATCTATAATAAATTTATGAATTTTAAATGTAGTGAATAACTTCCACTTCATTTCGGCTGCTTCAATAGCGGCTACTCTTTCAATTCTTAGCATATCATCTTTAGACAATTTTCTTTCATTAGTTATGAAGTAATATGTCATACCTTGTGTTTCTTCCATAGACACTATTATTTTAATTTCTTGTTTTAATATAACAAAAATTATTGGGATAAAAAAGTATTTAGGAAAGTATTTACTCTATCAAAGATTCTCTTACAATTTTCCTATTTGGATTATTTTTGCATTTTTCACCATGCCATTGTTTATAATGTCTAATAAACATCCTTTTTCCACAATATTCACATTCAACTTGTTTTTGATTTAATGCTTTTTGTCTAAAAAGATCTCTTTCTTTTTTCGAAAATTCATAATGTTTCATAGGATTTTTATCTCCCATTTTAGCTTGTCTATATCGTTCCTTTGATTCTTCGGTGCGCTTTAATCCTTTTAATTTATTTGATCTTTTTTCTTTCGTTTCTTTAGATTGTGTTAATCCGGTATGAGATTTTCTTAGTTTTTCCCTAGTTTCATCTGAAATTTTATGAGTTTGTCTCCATTCTTGAGATTTTCTTAATGTTTTTAATTGTTTATCGTTCCACATATATCCTAATGTACCATCTCCTCCTAGCGTTAAATTATATCCACCTTCAGAAACATGAGTTTTTAATTTTTTAATCCAATATTTTTCTTTTTCTCTCCATTCTTTAAATTCTATATACTCCAAAATGCCAAATATAAAATTATCTTCTCCGTATTTTTGTATAGCAGAGTTTAATAAATTGCCGCTGCCATAATATGTGTCTTTTTCAAATTCCTTATTTGTTGCGTGCATCCCAACATATTTCTTTCCATTTATGAGATTTTTAATCATATAAATGTAATAATATTTATATTTAGCATTTTGAAGATTAGGCATTATATAGTTTTTAAAATTTTTAAAACATCTTTTATTATTGGATTTCGAACAGTTTCTTCATCTTCAAAACTTATAGCTGAACAACAATCTAGATTTCCTTTTTCAAATAATGGAAATACTTTAAGTACACACGATTCTTTAGTATTTTTTAAATCTACTTGATCGGCATCACCCAAAAAAATCATCTTACTATTTCTTCCTATTCTAGTTATAATAGTTCTAAAAGTATGAACTGATAAATTCTGTATTTCATCAATTATCACTATTGAATTATCCATTGTGTTACCTCTAACATATGCGATAGGTTCAATTGTAATGACGCCTGATTCCATTAACTTTTTGGTGGTTACTCTATCTCCGAAAATTTTATTAAGATTTCCAAGATATGACCACATATAAGGTTCCATTTTTTCTTGTAAAGTTCCAGGTAAAAACCCAAGTTCTTCTCCGGGGATTGTAGTTACCGATTTAATCAATACAATTTTACGATAATGTGGGTTGGTTTTTAGTAAATGAAGTGCCGTTATCAAACTCAGGTAGGTTTTCCCAGTTCCGGCAGGGCCAATTGCTATTACTATTTCCTTGGCTTCTATGGCTTTTTTTAGTTCTTTTTGTTTAATGCCTATGCATTTTACATTTATCTTGATATCGTCTAAGCGTATTGTTTGTCTGTACTCAACTCTTTGCGAAGCGTCTTCCCATGCATCAACTCCATCATGGTCGGCTTCAGATAAATTTTTTCTTTTTGCCATTCATACTTATTTTATTTTAGTTATCCTGTCAAGGATATCCTTTTAATATCTATACAGGCTTAACAACACTTAAAAGGCCCCATTTTGCAACGGAGCCTTTAGTTTAAAATATTCTAAGTTATTGGTTTAATAGAACGTAGGATAAAAAGATTCATCAATACCTCTTCTTTTGTTAGTGTATACTGTGCTAAATATTGAATATAAATCTTTATCATCTTGTTTTTTCCATTTTGTAAATGCTTCATCTGCACCTTCTACACCTTCATCATCCTTATCATCATTTTTGTTTGATATTTTTACAGCTTTTTGACTTATGGTTTGGAATCCATAATTTTCTAGTGTATCTATTTCTAATTTTTCCTTTAAGAAAACCATGAAGTAATCAACATCTGACGATTCCTTATAATGCTCTCCAATTTTATCTAAATCTTCTTGTAAACCTAATGGGTTTTTGACATATTTAATATCCTCAAATTCTTTAAATTTAGCCATGTCTGCATTATCACTAACAATTTCTAAATTTTGAATATTTAAAACATCATCTTTTGGAATAGCTGCGATTTGAACAATTTGTGGTTTTAAATTCCTCCCCTTTAAAATAGCATAAGTATAATTATCCTTTTTTAAATTTTTTTTATCTTTATTTAACAACTCATGTATTAGACCAAAGAAAAGTTTTATAGTTTCGATTTTAGAAGTGTTTACTTCCCCAGCATCTGCAGCAGTCCCAATTTCTCTTGTATTCTGGTAAGGTTTATTCGATGTCATTTTTTTCCAAATGCTAAAGAATTCTTCTGAATTTAGTATCTTTTCTATTTCATCTTTTCCTAGTTCGTTTTCAATACTTCTTGCTAATCTAATTGTTTTTTCAATTTCTTTCCACCATTGAAATCTCATTAAACCGCCATGAGCTCCTAGACGTATATTAGCTTTAGAGGTTTCTGAGTAATCCTTTAATTCATAAGTTATAGTATTTTTACCCGATCCGAAAACTAAATCAGCTTTTCCTTTAGCTTCTTGAACGTCGGCTTTTAAATCATATGATTCTGATCCTCCCGCAAACTGAGCACCTTGCATCACAAATGCCATTAAAATTTCGCCTCTACCCATTCCAGATGGTTCACTAACCATTAATACACCAAGAAAACCTAGCGGAGCATTTTTAGGTCCAACCATTTTTTTGTATGCCCCATCAGTATTTACTTGTTCAACTGTAGATGTAGTATACTTTCCTATATATTCTATCATTTCTTTTTTCCATACTTCTGCATCAGATTCGTCTCTAAGAGTAGTTGGTAAATATCCTTTTTTTACTTTATATCTTGAATGACCTGATATATTTCCATCGACTACATCACTTAATAATTCAAATAAATAATTCATCTCACCTACCACCGACATTCCTTTTCCAGAAGAAGCATTTTTTAAGAAAGATTTCCATTCTTTTTCTTTCTTATTTGACACAAACCATTGAGTAAGATTCGCAGGGATTTCATATTTAGATTTAGTATTTTCTGATTTTTGAGACCCATCTAAAGTATCATCTTTTTCTATATACGATAATGCTTTTTTTGTTTCTTCTGGATTTTGTTTTAAGCCATAAACCCAATAATCATAATATGTCATCCCCTCTGGGAAAGATGGAATATTAACAGGTTGGTATTTAGTTTTTCCTCCAGGTTTTAAATGATTTTGTTTAATGTCACCCAAAATTTTCATCACATCTAACTCAGGATTTCTAGATTGAATAAAATCAACTAACATTTTCTGGTCAGGTTTAATTACGTCATCTCCCTTTCCTTTTATTATTTGTATATCACTCCAATTAGAAATAGCATCTCCGGCCTTTTTTCCATTTAACATTTTTATTTTTCTAGTATTAGGATCTACTATTATATTGCCTGTGGGCTTAGCACCTAAAATTTTTCCTAGATTTATTTCAAATTGATTCTGGGTTAATTCAGCCTCATATAAACTTGGATAATATGACATATTTTTTTCTTTATTTTATATATTTCTATTAAAAAAGGCCGGGATTCCTCCCGACCTTTCAACATTCAAACATTACAAAACATAACAGCTAATTTAATCTTTTTCAACCATTGATATAACAGTTGTAGTATTGTCGTCATCAGATGAGAATACTAATCTATCTTCTCCCATTTGGACATGGTAATATTCTACGTCTATGCTATCGAATTGTTCTTTGAATACATTGATTGATTGTTCTGAACCATCATGTTCATTTGGATTCTCTCCAATAAGAAGATCAAAAGTTTTTCCACAAACATAAACATTCGCGGCATTTTTGAATTCCATGAATTTGTCTTCACTATCTAATGAACAAAGTGAATTTATTTTTTCAATATTTTCTGAGCTTAATTCAAATTTAGCAACCACATTATCATCATCTAATGATGCAATTGTATCTTTAAATAAATCATCTGAGATATATTTGAAGATATTTAAAGATGTACATTCAACAGTCATCTTCAAATTTTTGTTTTTAAGTATCAAATTTAATCCTGCTTGTTCGACAGTTTCACCATCAATTTCATCATAATTCACAGTTAAAGTGAATTCTTCATCATTAAATTGATCCATGATTTTCATTAATCGAGCAATGTTGTAAATACCAACTTTAACTCTCATAGGTTCTTTTGATGGTTTTACAGTTAATCCTGCCGAATCAAATTTAATTTGGGAAAATTTAACAACGGAACGTTCCTCATTATAGGTTTTCGCAAGAAACATTGAATTTGGTTCATCTACTTCTAATAAAAGAGATTGATCAATTGATCCAAACTTTTTTAACCATCCTGAGAAGGCTTTAACATTCTTTGCTGAAAATTCTATTTTCTTAGCTGCCATAATATTTTATTTTGTTATTTGTATATTTTATCACCAGCTATGGGAAAGGTTTCTATTAAATGCAAAAAAGACCTAATTTCTTAGGTCTTTAATTTTATCTTAACAAAATAATTATTCTTCTCCTTTATATGATTTGTACCATTCAACATATTCATCTGTTGAATTATATTTTTTGTTTGGTCTCATTTTGTTTAAACTAAACTGATCTGACATGTCATAAATTCTTTGCTGAATTTCTTCTTTATCTAATTGCCCACCTGCTATATCAGAATCTTTATAATAAGCTTGTCCAGATTTATCTATTGCGCTTACTCCATAAACATCTGTTCCTCCGATAAGATCATAATGATAAAGAATTTCTCCAATCGAATTTAGATTTGGGAGGTTAACAGCCACGACATCCGGATCATATTTACTTGGAGCGGGTTCATATACTTCTCCATCTTCTATCATATCAAATAACTTAACTAGGTCTATTCCTTCCTGTCCACCCTGTTTTTCTCTTTGCTCGTTACTCATTCCTAATCCACCCAT